ATAGCGCCATACTCCATACCTAATAAAGTCCCAGTTTTAGCTGATTCCGCTTGTTGAACCGCAGCATCCCCTGCTCTTTTTTGTAAATCAACCGCTGCTGCCCCGGATTGTACTTGAAGTTGACCTCTACCTCGCATTAGTTGATTTTGAGCTTCTTGAGCTCCTATAGATGCAGATATTTGTTGGGTTTGTAATTGACCTTGATTAGCCATTGATTGTGCTAAACTAGCTATACCAGATCCACCTGCTGAACCTCTTAATCCTTGCATTATGTTAGCTCTTTGTTGAGCTCCTTGTTGAGCTTGGAATTCAGCTTGTTGTTGGTTTACAGTCATATCTTCATATACATTTTCTGCAAACTGATTCTGCATACTTTCATATGGATTAGTAAACTTTATATCCTTATACTCTTGTTTTTGTTTATCTAAAATAGTTTTCTGCGCTTTTGATTGTGCTTGAAAATCCTTAAACTGCTTGTCTGCTAGTTCTTTAGCGTCATTAGCAATATCTTTTCTTTTTCTTCCCCCCATATTATATATATTTAAAAGTTTCGTAAGCTGGAGCTGATTTATCTATTGTCCAACCTAATTTATGATGTATATTTTCTGTGTGTATATTACCGCAAACAGTAAATATAAATTTTACTCCTTGTGATTTTGCTTCTTTTTCTATGTCAAATACTAATTGTTCTATAATACTTCTTCTATCTTTTTCTTTGTACTTTGGATTAGAAACCATGTAAGTCAAATAAGCCATAGGCGTATCTTTACCTACAAATAAAAAAGCCGAAGCTATAGGTATATTATCTTTTTCTATCATAAAACAAGAGTCATTGTGAGGTAAAAATTCTCTTTCTATTCCCCCTTGATCCGCCCACCAAAATTTCCACCACTCATTTACTATTTTATGATCTTCGTCATTAAAGCTACGAAATACTGTTTTACCGTCTATCATATGATTTAATTTAATTTATACCTATAATAGTCACAGTTTTTGCTGGTTTTTTAAACATTTGTATGTTTAGTAAGGAACTTATCTATATCAAATCTTAGTGTCACAGCTTCGTTACCCACATCATTTATTTTAATATTACCAGTTATAGTTACAATATCTCCAGCGCCACTAAAAGTAAATGTTTGTTCATCTTCTAAAGTTTGCGCTACACTAGTTGTTAAAATCAAACTACCACTCGAACCAATAGAAGCAACATAAGGATTAACCGCAGTATTGCTTATTCCAATCCCACTTATAATACTATTAGGAAAAGTCAATGTTATACCATCTGCAAAAGTTTGAACTGTAGATAGTGTTATTTTTTTATTTGTTTCATCTATAGTTACTATTTTCGGTGTTCCTGTTAAAGTCCCCGCTGAAACAGTATATAAACTTTGACCAATACCAAGCCCGGTAACACTGTCTAATATAACAAATTTAGATTCTGTTATTGCTCCATTTACAGTCTGTGTAGTTGGTGCTACAATTCCCACTTTAGATGTTACAGGCATAGATGTAGTGCTAACAGCCGAAGTTGTAGTCGTTGTAACTGTATTTAATACAGCTTTTAAATCGCTAACCTCAATATCATAACCATTTAAACGTTTTATTTCAGATAATCCATAACCAAATGTTTTCAGTGTTTGACCCGCCATGCTTAGAAGTGCTTGACTACTAAAAGTAATATTAGCAGATTGTACTGTTGTAGCTACTTTTGTAGTAGTATCTCTCGTAATAACTGGTTTAACACTTAGAGTATCTAAACCTGGAACTCTTACATTATCAATTTTGTATTCATCTATTTCTCCTTCTAACACAGTAGTTTGAGTTAAGTATTCTTTAATGGTAGTAGCTTCACTAAAAAAAGCGCCCTCTAACACCTGCATTCCTTCTTCTAAATTGTCTATATTATCAATTAGCCATCTATAATTTCTTCGATTACTGAAACTTAATGTAACACCGCTACTAATACTAACAGCCTGTGAAGCTCTGAATTGTTTTGCGGTACCGTCTGTAATATTTATAACAGTTACTGTATCGCTACTACTTATACCAGTTCCAGTAACTTTATCCCCAACTGCCATTTTATCAGCAACATTAGTACTCATTGTTACCAAGGTAGTACTACTCATTGTTGCGTTAGTAGTATCTGTATCACTAATGCTTGGATATATATCTTCCCCTGGTATATTCACTGGTGCCGCTCCAATTGTTCTTTCTACAAACGCCATTATGTCGCCATCTGTTGGTTGTCTATCTATTGTAAGTGCACCCGCATCGACCGTAACTGTAATTGAGAATGGTATTGCAGCGACATTTTTCCCTCTTGAAGTTGTTATAGTTTGAGATACTGCGTTTGGAGCTGCATTAAAGTAACCTGTTATATCTCCACCCCCTGAAAAACCGTTAATAGTAATATCAACATCTAAAGTTTGATATATTACCTTTTGTACTACATTGGCATTAGACCCAGAAGAAGAGTTTGCATCAAAAGTTCCATCTGCAAATCTTACTTCGTTGAAAGCAGCGTGTTTTGTATCGTAAATACTTTCGGCGAATAAATAAAAATCATATTGATTAGCACCAGCAAAAGATAAGGTTACACCATCCGCTATAGCTATCGCTTCGGATAATGAAAACTCACTCGTATTGTCATCGTCTGGATCTAAAGCGGCAACAGTTACATTTCCAGCGTCTAAAAGAGCATTACCAGTAACTCTATCCCCTACCTTCATGGTACTAGCAACGGCAGTATCCATAACTACCCTTATACCACTGGTAACAGCTCCATTAACCGTGTCTGTAGTTATAGCCGTTGGGAATTTTATGTTTCCTGTATAAGAACCATCTGAAATAACTTCATTAGTTAATCTAGTTTTAGTAGTTTGGAATGTAGATGTTTGGAAATTATAATAATACCCATCTTTATTACTAAGTTCTAAACTAAATACCGCACCGTTATCTCCTGAAACAGCAAATCTTCTACTTTCTCCAGCTTGTTTTATATCGCTAAAATCTATATTAATCTTTTTTATTATTTTCGATGCCATATTTATTATTTATTTACTACTTTGTACAATATCCGAACCTACGGAAAATAACTCTGCTTTCTCTGTCGAGTCGTTTACAAATTTTACATCTGCATAATACCCGAGTAAACTAGATGTATTAACTTTTTTATCTTTTGCAAATGATATAAAAGCACCCGTAGGCGGGGCGCTAACTATAGCATCATCATATTCTACTGTAATTGAAATTCCATTTACCGCTACTATTGTACCAAGTTTTTTAGTGGTTGAAAGTGTCGAATGATCAAAACCGCCTATATTACTAGGGTTATATGAATAATAAGCTATGTCTCCAACTTGAGCAGAAACATTCATACCATCAAAACCAAGTGTTATTTGTACTATTGCCATATTTTATATATTAATAATCAATTAAACCTCCAGAATCATCTTCACTACTAGTAAGCAGACCACAACACTCGCCTAATAAAACCTCTACACTTTGTAAGGTTATAGGACTGCCATCTGGGTTTTCAGTATATCCAGCGTTTGTTAAAGTCTGGTACCAGTGCGCTATGAGTCCTTGATATGTATATGGACTAGTACCGTTATTATAGGCTATAACATCAGCGCATCCTTCTAAACCACCCCCAAATATAGTTATCGTTTGACAGCCTACTGAGCCTACTACTGTATAAATACAACTACCATCATCAATTGTTGCTAAAGGATCATAATTTAATGCTGTTGAATCTGTACACCCATATACGCCACCACCCTCAACATCATCATCATCGTCATTATCACCACTACAACCCGCTTGACAATTTGCTAATGAAGAATATTGCCCATTTCCCGTAAACACTTCTGTACAAGTGCTAGGTTTTCCTACTTCGTTAGACCAACAATCCCAAGTATTTGCACCTACTTTACAAGGATCTCCACTTCCACTTGAAATCCAACCCTTAGGACAGGTACTTCCACTAAAGATATTACTTATCGGATAACCATTTTGACAAGTATCACAACTAATTGTTTCGCAAGGATCTATATGTCCACTTGGGATCCAACCTTCGGGACAAACCCCACTATCAAATATCTGACTTATTGGACTACCGTCACTACAAGTATCACAAGAAATTGGATCATAAAGACAACTTCCGTCATCAGTATTTGCTAATGGGTCATAATTTGAAGCTAAAGGATCAGTACAACCGAATATATTATATACACCAATACCTTGTATCGCAAAACTGGCTTGATCGAAAGATGAACTACCATCTTCGTTAATAATCACCGAATTATTAACATCAGTTAATACGCTTTGACCTTTTAAATAATTAAACCATTTTCCTTCTTTTTCAATAAATTCGTTTAAATCTCCTTTTTCTTGATCTGTTTTAACAGATTTAACATACCAACCTTTTTTATTTGTTAAATTGAAATATTCTCCATCGCTTATCATCACTCCATTATCATCGTAAGGTACAGTAACTTTTGTTTGACTACCTTCGTAATTTAAAGTATTAAAAGATTTAACAATTCCTGGAGCATCATTTAATAAAATATTAAACGAAGATGGGATAAAAGGATCTTCTATAGAATTATCTTCACTATAAAAAGTATTCCTATCAACAGTTTCTACATGATGTTTAAATAGTTTTCCATTAAGAAAAGTATAATATTCATTAGTTAAACTAATTGCATTCTCAGGTATAAAAGATTTAAAGCTTACCCAACCTCTAACTTTCTCGCTAAAAGATAAAGTTTTGTCAGGAAGATTTAATGTTATGTTATATTCGTCTTGTCTATCGTCATGACTACCTATCATTTTATTTGATAATTTTAAATTATCTCTAAACCAATCTCTCATTCCATGTTCTGATATAGGAGTTAGGCCGTCTTTAGATAACCTCATCACAGCACCTCTTATTTTATCTGTGAAATATACTCTATAAGACTCTGATGCAAATGATTCAGGATTTGTTGATATGCCATATTCACCTGAAAAAGGTATTGTTTGTCCTAGTACATTTTCAGTGGCAGTTAACTGAAGGTTTCCATCAGCATTATACAAGGCATCTTTCCTAGATAATATTCTTAAACATTTATCCTCACATAAAGTCACTAAATCCGTGTCTCTAGCATGCAATTTTTGAATACTGCCGTATGTTGGATTTATATCCTTTGTTATTTTCTCAGCTTGAATAAACTGATTTAAATTATTTATTCCACTGTTTGAATTATAAATTCCAGAATATATTAATCCATATTTTCTATATTCCTCTTCATATGGTTCGTCTATAGTTGATGAAGCTTTAGCACCTTTATCTATTTTTATTTGATTAAAGTCATCTCTTATTCTGTCTGACTCTACTCCATTTGCAAAAGAATAACAATTATACCATGCTAAAGAAATAGGTTTTAACGAAACATCTCTTATTATATTTAAGAAAAAAGATGAATCAGATGGTCCAGGAATTATTGGGTCAGCAAGCCAACTTACTAGTGCGTTTACACAGCTACCATCTGGTCTATTAAAAGTTATCGGATCACTTTGAGTCATAAGATCTTCATTTGCCGCGTTACTCAACTGTACAACATTATCATTCCAACCAATAACAGTTGTTCCAAGTGGTATACCGCCATTAGCAAAAGTCACTGTAGAACCAATCGGCGCAAAAGTATAATTTGTATCATCATTTACCTCTAAAGGAAAAACATTGTCAACTTCATAGTAAATATCTAAATCATTATCAAATTTTGGTTCAGTTTCCCATATAGCGGGATCATCACTTTGCAGTTGGTCATCATCGGAAATTGTTTGATAATCAACAAATTGTATTTCTCCTGGAGTGCTTAAATTGGTAGGATTATCGTTGCTAATGTCAATTGGATTCCAAGCGTTGGTAATAGAGACGTCTTGTGCGTTGGGACCTTGTGCCCCTGGGTTTAGAGGATCAAAATCTATATGAAGGCGATACATAACTCTTCTATTGATTGCCAGCCCCATTTCTTCCATTCTATGAGTTAAGTTGTCCCATGCACCAATACTGGTTGTTATTGCATGCCAACTGTTATATGCATTCTGGATGTCCTGTGAGTCTTCAAAGTTTACTAAATGAATTACATCTACATCTAATATTGTATATATAACCTCATCTTCTATCCCTTGATTAAATCTAAATTTAGACCCTGGAATTAGTCTTGAAACAATTTCTTGTTGATCTTCGTTGGCTGGATTAAGTGAACTACCTATTTTCCATTTGTTAATCTCATTATCGTGATCTGGGTAATCATGAAGCTCGCCATAAAAATCCGTATCGGGATCAAGTTGTAAATCAGGATCATTTGGATTTGCTCCCCAGCTGTAATATGTATCATACATTTGCGCAAAGTCCGTCATTTCAGCTTGACCGGTTACCAAATCATCACCAACCTTTGAATGACTTAAATCTATATAGTGACCCCCTTCAACAGTATTTGGATTAGAAATAACATCAGTGGCGGTTGCCGTCCAAATTCCCCTCCCATTGCCATTTGTAGATCTCCTTTTCTGGTCAAAAACTGGCCAAAGACTATTCCCACCATTTAGACCACCGGGTGGATTTATAACTAACATCCCCTCGTTTTGCAAATCGGTAATATCGTCGTACCGGCCAGTGAAGTGAGCGTGGTCAATAAACCACTCGCTTTTAGCAGTAGTTCCTCCAAATTTACAAAGCCTTTCCCAATCATCTATCTCACTAGCTTTACCACTCAGACCATACCAAACCCCAACTGGTGGAGGAGATGTAGTTGCTAATAAAGCACCACCATTAGGACCATAAGTTGAATTCTTATCACGAAGATAATAGAACGGTAAAACAACATCTCCAACTAATTCGGTTGCTAGTGCTTTTGGCGAAATTACTTTAGTGGTTACAAGCGTGTCTTTAAGGATTTTTACGAAAAATCTACCATCAAACTCTGGTCTATTTTCTATTATCTTTTTATATATTTTTATTTTTAGTGTTGGATTTAAAATTTCAGCAATTGTTGCTCCTGGCGCCGCTGCAGGTATTTGCTCTAACCAACTTTCTTTAATCCTCTTTTCTAATTTTAAATCATAGTAATCATACATACTCGCATCATTACCAGGGCCAGCGGTTAAATCTACAATATTGTAATTAACTGTAGAAGTTATACCTAAAGTTGCGTTTTGAATCGTGAATGCTACGGAGATAGGTTTTTCAATATCAAGAAGTGGCATTTCAAAAGCATTCCACATACTGTAGTTTATTCTAATTCTTTTAGAGTCTTTCCGTGGTAAATAAGAAGGTTCTGTAAAAATATTATCTGGTGTACTAGTACTCTCAGCGGTTAAAACTACTTTTGTTTTGATAAAATCAGGAGCTTCATTTTCTATCGCTAGTATTTTATATCTATTCTTCTGTTTAATAGATGTTGAACTATCCGTTGGTTTTTTAAGTATTAAAAAAGTTTCATCATCAACTTTGTTTCTATCTGAAGACGGGAAAGATAACCAAACATTACCATCTTTAGCTTCGTAAACCCTATCCATAGCTAGATTATAGTATTCATTAGAAGTTTCTTTAACAAATACTTTAAAGTGTGTTGCCCAATTAGGAGCAGGCGTCAATGGTGTAAATACTACTTGATTTAATTCTTTAGATTTTTTTATAGGTATATTAATAGTAGCCGCAGAACCTGAGGAAAATACTGGAGACTGTCTATTAAACTTATCTAAATAAGATATACCTAAGGTATAGTCTCTTATTGATTTCAAGGATTTTTTTTCTAACAAAGCGTTTACATCACAAAGTTTTCGGTCTATTAAATTTGCACTTACTTCTGGAATATTAGAGATATCATAATTTTGTAAATAATTAGCATAAATTATTCTATTCGCTGTTAATTCTTGAGCTTTTGATGCTCTAGGAACATTATCATATGGTCTTAGTAATTGATTTTCTGGTAAAACAGCTCTAAGTTGATTTGGTTTAATCGTATAACCAGTCATAGGTAACTCCCAAAACGTAGATCCTATAGCAGTATTATTTGGCTTTATGTTATCTATAAGATAAACTAGTGGAGAATTAGATTCTTTATATAAAAGATCTACTTGTACTACATCCGAAGGAATAGAGATTTTATATTGCTGAAGCGTAATCTTGGTAATTGTATTTTCCATACCTAAATTATACGCTTTTTTAGGTTCATAAGAGAATCCACCTGGAACAAAAATTGGAGTTGTAAACGGACCAAAGCAAGAATACTCTCCATCTTCATATTTGTATCTATAAGAAAATCTTGGGAATTTATTTTTAAACGTGTCAGGTGGGGTATCCTCATTTGTAATCTCAGCAAAATCAAATATACCAGCAAAATCAAACGCTGGATCTACAGTTAATACTTCAATCGTATAGTATTCATACGCTGGAACCGCTGCAGCCGCTAGAATTGCTGGGATCGCTATTTGTGGTGGAACTGGTGGAACATAAGTCCCAATTCCAGGAAATCCTCCAGTCCAATATCCCGGAATAAGTAGGGTTGCCGCAACTCCTGGAACTGCTTGAACCGCTGGAACTGCTGCTACCACATCTGGCCCTGATAATATTTTTGCTTTTAATTGATATTGATATTGAGGAAAAACTATAATATCACCTGTTACTAATGTCAAACTATTTTGAATCACTAAAGGAACATTTAACGAATCACCAACAGCGGGAGTGACAGTAGGAAATAAATGATTAAATGGTAGGGGAACATCTTGGGCGGCAACCGCTGGAATCGCTGGAATCGCTGGGAATCCTGGGATAGTAATAGTTAGACCAAGGACGGTGGTTGTAATAGGTGGAATTGCTGGAACTTCTGGAACTTCTGGTGCAGCGGGAACTACATACCCTACAAATCCAACGGCAAAATCTGTAGCGTCTTGAGTTGTTACAATAGGGGCCCAAGTTGGAGATTTTTTAATTACTGTTATGTGTTTTTCTTCTACAAAATCAGTTAAAGTATTAGTCGGATCCGTCGCATTATTTATTAAATAAGTATTAATAAGTCCCGAAGGTAGTGTTCCTATTATAGATCTTTCTATATTTATTTTTCTAGGTTCATTTACACCATCTGTCCAAAATAACATATCATCAATTATATTGATACCTGTTATAAGGTTGTCTGCAGAAAACTTTAAAACTCTTTCAGGGTTCGCAATATTATCTACAAAAACAGGGGTAATCCCACCAGTGCTATCATATTTTACTATTAAATCTCTAATTGGTCCTGCTATAAGATAGTATAATGCGTCATTCTTCTCGTCGGCAATTGATCCAACACAAATACTCCCAGTGCTTATAAAATCCTGACCCTGAACCAAAGAATTACCTAATATATTTTGTACCGTACCAACTTCAGATCCTTCTGAAGTCGACACCTGTATATTCATCGCATCTCTATATTCTCCATTTACAACAAGTCTCTCGTCGAGATCCTTATTCATCTTCCCACCCGTAAACTGATGCTTAATCTCTGGCATATACTAGTGTTTTATTTGTTTCGATTTACCTCTTAAAATTTGAGTGATTTCTTCTAATTTGATATTTGATAATCTTAGTTTAGCTGTTCTAACTGCTGCGAATCTTTCTCTTTTAAATCTTGCTACCAAATACTCTTGAGTATTAGCTCTAGTTGCTAAAATTGCGTGGGCTATCCATTTATACATAGCTTCTTCTGCAAACTTATGAACTTGCATTTCTCCGTCTGTTCCAAGACTATCACTTATATAATCTAATACTACAGTTTTTCCGCTGATATTAGAGCTAAAATGTATTTTTCCAGATATGTCATCTATATAGAAACTTCCATTAGCTTGTGCGTGTTGGGGATCTAATCCAAATCTTGATCCATCCACTGGCCAATAAGTATCGTCTTGATAATCATCTTGATTTTCTGATGGAGTTGCGGACTTATAATTATCCCAAGTCGTAGATGTTGTGGCCGTTTGTAAAATATTAAGTGTTTCTATATTTGTTAAGACTATATCATCTATACTATTAACACCAGAATCTGTAGTACTAACCGTTGCAAAATTTACGACGCTAGTTATAAGGACCCATACTGTATTGTAAGAAGAAACATCTATAGCGTCATCATCAACTAGAGATTGTGTTACACCACTCTGTCCAGTAAGCCATTCTAAATGAGCTGAATTACCACTTAAAGTTTGTATATAGGCGGGGATTACATTTGAAGATACCGCGGTACTATCCGGATAATACATTGTACTTGAATCTGGAGCGGACGCGATTAATCCAATTTTTAAAATACCACCAGTAATATTAGTGGTAGCCGCTGCGGTTGTGCCTTTAGTAGATAACTCTATAACATTTAATTGACTTACATCTATCTCTTGCCAAGCTGCGTATACTCTACTTTTATCTTTAGACCAGGTGCTGTGTACATGTTGGGTAAATGTTAATTCTCCACTAGTAATGGCTATTGTATCTGTACCTAGCATTGGTCCACCCCCGGTAGTAAGTCCAACGTCACTTTTAAACCATGGAGGTTGGAATGTATCTGAAAAATCAGAATTAATCAATACTGGATGAGCTGCTGGAAATTGATAATTACCATCAGAATCTTGTTCTATTTTAGTAGGATTTTGAGTATGTTTAGTTGGATAAATAGGATGTTTAATACCAGAACTATCAGTCCATAATACTCTTGTATAATTTACATAATCTTGTGGAAGTATCATTTGAAGTGATGCTGGCACTACAATTTCTTGCGCTTTTATAGATTTGAATGTATCGAACGATAATTCTTGCATTGCTCTTTGAGCATGGAAAGCTACATCTGTTCTTTTTATTTTAGATATAATCTTGTCCTCACCGACGTAAGCAACTATAAATTGATTAATAATATCGTTTAAAGATGTGAATTGATAATTTCCGTAATCATTTCCTTGATAATATTGCTGCTGTGTAGTATCGTCTAATAATCCCATTTATTTATTGTTTTTCTTGTTGAACTTTAACACTTTCTAATTGCACGGCTGATTGAGTTAATTGTGGTTTGTCTATAGCTATTCCTCCAAGCGCTAGTATTCTATATACTAATTCAGATTCTTCTGAAGCGTGTAATTCAAAGTGTGTAGTTTTTAAAAGACTCGTATCATGAAGAGCCTTATCGTTGATTACAAAATAACCCCATTCTACTTTAACAGGTTTTTTTATGTAACTTAAGTTAATGTCATGAGTTGTTGGTAAAGCAAATGTAGAAGCGTTTATGGCTATAGTCAATTTTGTAAGTGTAATATTTAGATAACCAGCGTTTGCAATATAACCAATAGGTCTTTTTAAAGTTGGAGCAGTTAAAGGAGAAGCCTTAACTATATCAAACTCTTTACTTGTTAACATTTCTACTTGTGCGTTCCCAACCTTAACAGTGCCAAATCTATATATTTCGGGTGGTATTGTCATAGACGTTCCGATAACACTCATACTACCAGCGGTCCATGCGCTATCTCGTTCTATTTCAAATATATTTATTTTTTCATTTAGTAAACTTAACATATCTGAATGTTCGGTGTCATTCCCATGCTGTCTACTCCATTGGTTTATGTCATAAAAATATTGTTCAAATATTTCTAGTTGTGCTTGATTAGCGAATAAGTTAAATTCTTGAGGAGTTATATATCCTCTTTGTTCTTTGTTAGCTAAAGCTAAAACTTTCTGATATACCGTATCTATACTTACCGCCATAATTTTTTATTTTTTATAAGGAAAAGCTTTATTTAATTGATCTTTTCTCTTGTTACAACCACAATCTTTCTTTTTTCCAAGTATTCCGTTTTTAACTAAAACTTGAGTAAGAGATTTTATTCCCGTGGCATTTGTAAATTTTTCTATTGAATCTCCTAATCCTTTTGATTTTTCCATATAATTAGATTTGTAGTTTACGATC